AATCCATTAGTATCTAAATAAACGTTGCTATTTCCACCACCATTATGAGTAGTTGGAATTGAAGCTAGCCAATTATTTGTGCCAACAGAAGATTTTTTAAATACAAATTCTTGTGTAAAGTTGTTTTCACCAGCAGAATTACTAATTCCGCTATATGTAACACGTGCATTAGCACCAAATATATAGGAGGCATTACCACTTACGGAATCTGAACTTTGTGTTATAGTTCCAGATGCTTGATTAGTTGCGTTAGCGGTAGATGGTTTTACAAACTCAGTTGCCGCTGTATCTAGATTAGATGCAATATTCCAAGCAGATTCGGCTATGGCTACGGATAATAATGACATAAAAATAGGCTGCGGTTATGCCGCAGCCCCAACTCCTAACAAATTAAAGTCTGGGGTAATACTTGAAATGCTTGTTCCGCCTACTGAAATAACTGAAGAAAAGATAGAGCGGGATAGGGTGTTTATGTCCAAAATATCACAACATTTAATTTCTATAGTTGTTTGACATTGTACTACAACAGCCTTGGCTGTGAGCACTCCCGCTTCTATCTTTATATTCATTGTGACTTTAAGCTACAGTAATACGCACAATACCTGTGCTATCCCATGTAATTGTAAAGTTACCATTAGTTGAAGATTGATCTGAACCGAAGTCCACATAACCAATCAATGCTGATGTTGAAGCAGTACCTGTTGAATCATAAACAACTGCATAACGTGCAGTGATTGTTGATGATGCCCAAGTAGTATCTGCTGCATCTAGTACGATTACGTTATTAGCGGAATCATAAGTTACAGTCTTTGATGCTAGGGTGTTTCCACCTGCTGTATAACCAGTACCTGATACTTCATATGTTGAAACATCGTTGTAATAGTCATGTGCATCTTGATCTGGTGTGTAAGAAGAAGTTAGAAGAGCTACCTTGATGGTATCTGTATCGTAATCTACTTCTTTGTTAAGGGCTTTTACTAGAAAGCTACCGTATAGTTTACTTGGCATTATCTATTTTCCCCCTTATGATGCAGTCTTGCGGACAATCGCAAACGCCTCAGCCGCTGCAACAGCGAAACCACGACGAACACGAGTCTTTAACAAGACGCCATCTTTAGAAAAGTCTGCATCACGAGAGATTGCTGACTCTACTCCACCACGAACACCATTGATCATCATGTTGCGGTTACCGACAATTAGCAAAGGATCTCCAGAAGGAGCATTTGTTGCTGCTGCTGAAGTTGCTGCGCCGTATGAAAGCACTAATGGATATCCAAATAGTGATCCTGGGCGTGCTGCTAGTGGATCTGGAAGAACTAAGTTTCCAGATGTAGCTGTCATTGTTCTCATGAATCCAAGCATTTTTGGGTGAGCAATGAATACTGTATTAGCAGCATCAAAATATTTGCTTGATTCAGCAAGACCTAAAGCATTTGAAATTTGTGCAAATGTTAAAGCTCCTGCAGTTGAAGTAATGTTTGATCCTGATGAGTATTGGGAAACTGAGTAGTAAAGAGAGTTGAACGGTTGTCCGTCATCTCCATCGCCTACTGCTGTTACTCCAAGACATGCATTGTCATATTTGCGAGCCCATTGTGAGGCCCACTCTCTCTTGTATGTGTTTAATGTATCTACTAAAGAATCATTTAGATCTTCCTCAGAGATATTGAAAATTTGTGCGTACTTCTTAGCAGTAAGAACTACTTCATCCAGAGTTGTATCTGATTGAGCAATTGTTGCACCTTCAGCAACGACGCTTGGTGCGTCTGAAACGAAGCGTGGAACGCCCTTAGTGCGGGAAGCCATATTCTCACGTCGAGCAAATGATTCTACTACAGAGTTAGCAAGGGTTGCTTGAATAGCAACCGATCCAATTTCCTCTGGAATATAACCATTACCCTCGGTAAGATCTGTTATACCTGCGGCCATGTTTTTCTCCTTTTATTACTTAATTTGGGTTTTTGAACATATAATCGTCCGAATATATTAATCGCAAGCCCAAATGTCCATTTGGAATTGCCTAAGACCATTATACCTTATTTTTTTATCTTAATACAGACTTTGCTTGTAAAATGCTAGTAGTTACATTAACATCTATTGCTTTAGACATTGTTGAATCTGCTTTGCCTCCTACAATTATCTTTGGATCAAATAATTCTGGAAAATCTGTTTTTAAAGCATCAATTTGATCCTGTAAACCAGCAACCTCAAAATCATCTGTTAATTGCAATTGGTCTAACTTAATATATTTCATTAATTTAGCACCATTTGGAATACCTAAGCTAGATAAATTTTTAAGAATTTTCTCATCCATTAATCTAGCTTGGGCCAAATTTGTTTTGTTTGTTAGTTCTAGTAACTTTACTTCTAACTCTTCTTTTTCAAGACGAGTCTTTTTAGCTTCCGCTTTTGCCTTTTCCAAGGCTGAAAGTACGGCCTGTGGATCACGAATTTCTGTAGATGTACCTTCTACTTCGTTCTGTTCTTCCATTTTTATGCTCCTTGTGTGTTGTCTTCAGCTGCTGCCTGTTGCAGAGCCATGTTGTTTGTGTTTAAACCAGTTCCTGGAAGTGCAACTTCTTGCTGTGCTCCAGAAGCATCTTGAATTAATTGTGCCATCTCTGGATCATATCCAAGCTCTAGTAAAATTTGTTTTACAGGTATACCAACAGATCTTTTACGAACTGCGATGTCCCATTGGTCAAGAGAATCAACTGATTCTGGTGATTTCCAATCAATTTCTACTTCTGCAGTAATTCCTTCTATCTTAAGCATAAACTTAAACAAATCTCTCCATGTTGAACCAAGAGCTAGTTGACGGTTTAATACTTTTTTAAATAATGGTGCTTCTGCTACACGCAATGCTTGACCTGATGGTAAATATTGTGTGCTTGAGAAGTAATGTACTGGAGTTGAAGTAATTGCAGCCATATCTGATACAAATTCATTAACTGGATCTGTAAATGTTTTTGGATCTGCTGCTGGGAATTGACCAACAGATTGAACACCTTGTAGATACCAAAGTTGTCCTGGACCGTTTTGCAATGATCCAATATTCTCTCTGGCTGTGTCATCTTCTGAGAAATCATCCATCTCAGCTGCATTTCCACCATTTGATAACGCATAACGTTGTGGTGCACCCTGATAATCAACAGTATACATATGTGTACTGATTAATTTGTTAATTGCATCTTGTGGACCAAATGCATCTGCATGTTCTGGTCTTCCGAATGGCTTAGATGTTCTAAAATGGAAGACTGGGCATTCTCCCCATGGGTTTACAATTGTTTCAATTAAAGAAACGTTTGGAACTCCATTTATAAAGTCTAAATCGCCTAATGCTTCATATTTTTCAATACGATCTGCATAATACATGTTTAAACGTATTACTTTGCGATCTAATTCATCTGTAATCTGCCATAATTTAGCTGCAAATGATTTAATACGAGTGTTTTCCTCATCATAAATCACTACAGTATTTAGAGGTGAATTGTAATCTATGGCTAATTGACCTTGCATATCTGGCCAAATAATTGCGTATGCATCACCATAAACTAATACATTTTTATGTATTTCATTCATATCTATCGTTAAATCTGTCTGATCGAAGATTGTATTGATAAATTGATTAGCTTCTGGAGTTGTTGTATCCACTTGCTGTACTTCTAATCTATTTAATACTGCATCTACTACAGTTTTGCTAAAGTTAAAGCGAAATGGCGTAAATGAGTTAAATTTATTCTTTTCGTTTCTAAATAATCTATACCAGCGCTGATGTTGAAATATTTCATCATTCATACCCTCATAGTAGGCTTCAGCAACCTGATATCTTTCTCTGTTGGCTATAATCTTATCTATAGCCTTTTTAATATCTGTCATTTTTATCTCCTTAAGTAATTTAATTGTCTAGTAAGTACTTTTGGAGTTTTATTGTCCAAGAAATACAGGATACCAGATACTACCGCATCAAGAACGTCGTCATGGCTTACCTTTGGGAAAGACCACATCTGTTCCTCCAGCGCAGGAAAATGGGCAGTATGTCTTACTTTTCCTTGCTGATAAAAGTTTAAAGCTTTGCCTGCACGGATCTGCTTTGAAACTGATTGTTTTATTGATCTATATCTTACAGGAATATCCTTAAAGACATCTTTCCATAAGTCACCACCTTGGTTGGTTTCAACATAAATAACCCCAGGGTCATAAATGTCTACCAAAGTAGCTATGCGTTCTGATAATTCCGAAGGAGATACTTTTATCTGAAAAGCATCTCTAACATAGATATTATCATCTTCGCCTCTGCTCAATACAGCAATCCCTGTATAGTCAGAAATCTTATTCTTAGTTACTGCTGGGTCAATAGAAATAATAGTATTCCCATATTCACCTTCTTGTATAATTATATCCTCATATGTCCAGAAATTACCATCAAGGTTTACTGGCTTGTTCATATAGTTCTTTGCAAAGTCTCTTAGGTGTCTTTGTGACTGAAGCCACTCTATAGACCACTTCTCAGGCCATACAGAGCGTTCTAAGCCATCTTCTGCAGTCATAATGGCTGGATAGTAGTGAACACCTACATTCTGGTCTGTAATCCATTGTAATGCCTGATCTGTATTTCCTTCAGCATGTTTTCTAAACTCATCCATCATAGAGTTAGGCATAGTGGTGGTGCCCACAATAATCATACGAGCATAGATATTCATAGGTGCTATATCGTCAAAGACTGTTCTTCTTTGCTGTCCTGCTTGGTATTCAGAGTAATTCTTTTCACCCTTTTCAATATCATCAAGGATAATGAGGTCAGGGCGTTGACCAAAGACCTTTTTACCCAAAGAGTTAGTATCAATACCGTTAGCGTCGAATATAAAATCATTTGCTTGAATAATACGCCAAGCATTTGCTGCAAGGGAACGCCCAGTGCTTCCGACGACTTTAGGTGTGCATAGTTCTGGATAATCTGCTTTGAGATATTCATTTGTCTCCAATTCATTCTTAAATGTTAATAAGTGAGTCTCAGCCTGAGAGGCAGCATCTGAGAAGGCAGCTACAAATTTAATATGTCCATGAGCGGCAGCCCACATAGGTAATATTAAAAATATCCAAGTAGACTTTCCACACTCCCTAGGCGCAATAAAGGCATCCCTATGTTGTTTAGGAACGGTGGGCTTATTAATCCATGTCTTGCCATATTCTGCTAAATCCCAGTGAAACTCCGAAAGAGTAAGTTGCTTAGCACCATTTTTTAGATGATGTGGCAAATATAGCAAAGCAAATAACATAGGATCATATTTGGTAAGTTCTCGTCTACCCTCAGATATAGTAAATAGCTTAGGATCTATGTCATTAAACAGTTTTGATATACTATTCATTTATACTCTACATATTCTTTTATAGTATCACTTAGAGTAAAAATATTTTTATA